ACAGCTTGCCGGTCCTCTTCCGGGCCTTCTTCTTCCCCAAGCCCGGTTAGTTGTTTCATACCACGCCAAGTATCTGCAAGACCAATAGACAAAGCATGTAGTTTGGCCTCATCTGCAGTTAGATTATCAAGGTCAACATAGTAAGGGCTTCCTGCTGGAACCGCAGCTTCCACACCCTCAGTAGCCACCTTAGACTTGCCTATCTCAGTTTCTATCTGATATTGGGATAATGGGCCTTTTAAGGGGCCAGTTGATTGCCTAGTTACATCTTCTTCACCCACAGTATAGAGTTCAGGCATAGATAAAGTTCTACGCTTCTTTCTAAGTTCGGGCATAGCCAATAAATCAACCATTTACAACCCCTCTTGTAGTCTGTAAGCCTCTACTGTAGCTGCTATGTCGGCTTCAGAAGCATCAGGATGTGCGGCTCTTACCCTAGCTTCAAAGGCTTGAAGACTAACTGGCCCAGCGGCTGCTCTTATTTGCTCTATAGTTGGGGTTGGGAGAAGCCTAGACTCTACCTTTTTCAACATTAGAGGGTAGGAATCTACCCTGATTGCTGTATCAGGATTAGTCCCTATCAAATAATAAACATCGCCATTGATATCTGTTACTGTTTCAATCCCAGCTATACCAGCATCTTCACCAAAAGCCCATCTCTGGGAAAAGTAGGCTGGAATGTCTACATCATTTACAGTTGGCTCATTTCCAAAAGTATCTCCTTTCCCAACAACCATCTCATACAACTTCTTCATATCATCTCTAAGCTGATTAGATGTTCCTTTATCCCTTAGGTCTAATAGACTTTCTGTAACGGCTAGTTCAGATTGAGCATCTTGTAATGCTTGCCGATTCACTGTACTTGGATTATCTTGCCATACTTTTAAAGCGGTTCTAACCTTTCCTTTGGTCCTCTTCCACAAGTTTAATTTCTTTTTAGCTGCAACTGTTCCACTGGTACTGACTGCTGGCTGACCGGATATAGTTTCAGCATCTTTCTGACTAGCACCTACTTGCCTTGCTCTATGGAAAGCTGCGCTCCGTGTTTCTGGGGGATTGTAGGTTCCATCAGCATTAAAGAAGACGAGCCTACCTATATCTTGCAGTCTTTGCTTCCCATCAAAATCTTGTATGGCATTCAATTTAGCTTGAGCCATAGATATGAAGGCTTCAGCATTGCTTTCCGCACCAGTTAAACTAGCAACAAGATTTAAAATCATGGCTTTTCCAAAGATATCATTCAAAGCATTTAAATATCTTTGTTTGTTTGATTCTATGTCTTGTTCTAAAAAGCCCCTAGCTTTCCACTCTATAGCGGAAGGAACTGTATCCTCAACCAACTGAGGAACGGTCTGTCTAGCTACAGTTTCAATTACTGTTGGGCTAACATCCGTAGAAGTTGAATCGTTCCTTTCAGCATTAAGAGTAGCAGCTTCTGTTACAATTTCAGCCTCTGCCCTAGTCCCTTGATCAACCTCAGCAATAATAGGAGCATTGATAGGGTCGGCTGCGGATTGTCCCGGAGATACAGATAGGTCAACAGGCTCCACAGTTTCTGGATACATCGGCCCTGTTACACCCTCACCACGCCTATCTACTCTTGCTCCTAATGATGGACCCATCCCGTAATTCGCTGCCCCTCTGAATGTCGATCCCGGTTCTGGCGCAACTGCTGGTTCTTCCTGCGCGGCTTCAAAAGACGCTGCAATCTGCTCTTCTGTCCAATTAGCAGGAACTCGTACTTCAGCCTGTTCATAGGGGTTAAAAACCCACTTCCATTCGATTGGGTCATCACCAACGCCAGCCGTTCCTTGGGGAATTGGCCCTTGGTTTAATAAAGATGTTTCCGCACTAGCTGGGCCAACAGGAGGGCCAGCAGCCTGTGCTGAAGGAATAAGAGCCTCACCTAGATTGCGTAACGCAGCATTAAGCATGTGATCTACCTTACTGGTATCAGCAGATGCGTTCAATAAGGCTACGGGGTTCGTACCACTAGCCATCTCAGCCATCCAATCTGTATGACCTCCCGCATCACCTTCAGCGGCTACCCTTTCAGCTACCCAATCTGTCCAGTCAGAGCCACCATCAACATTAGTGCCGATTAAACCCTGTGGAGCAGCTTCTAGAATCTGGTGCTGCCGCCGCGCTGCTGCCTCTTCTTCTCTTTTCTTTTTCTGCAAAGCTAGAAATTCAAGGTAACTTCTTGCTTGTTGGGTAGGCATTCCCTGCATAGAGCCGGGAGATGCGGACGGACGAAAGGCTACACCACCGCCCATAGCAGTAGGCGTATCAACCATACCATAACTTCTATAAGGATAAGGGTCAGCCATTAAGCCGTACCTCCGTAATCATACCAATGCTTTTTCTTCAAAGGTCTAACAAGAGAGAATCCCGGAGTAGGCGCATACTGGCTTACTTGAGGAGCCGCTTGCAAAGGATTAACTTGGAACTTTTTCTGACCACCACCAATGGATAGCTGACCAGCGCTAGTTTCTTTGGGGGGTTTACCTATACCACCCACCATAGATTGCATAAACTCTTTGTTAAAGTCTATCCTATCTTGAGAGGATGGCGGGGGTTGTCCCATGTCCGTAGATGTCATTCCGCCATGTCTAGGCATGCCAGCCATGGGATCGGCTGCCCCCCAGATACCCGGAAACATCCTTCTTTTTATTTCATCCCAGTTCACTACATTATACCGCCAGTTAGTGCCTTACCAACCAATGCCCCTAGAATCTGACCACCATAGTCAGCACCCGGAGAGGTCTTAGTTGAAGTACCACCATAGTCTCCACTAATCATGGACATATAATTAGCCAGTTGACTAGCATCTCTGTTAGCAGTGTAATCGTACTTAGCCATGTCTCTATTGATAGCCTCTTGCTGCATGGCTCTCTGTTGTGCGCCTACGTCACCTAATGATTCATACATTGATAGAGGAGCAGCCATCATAGATGGATACAGTTGACCGTAGTTAACCGCCCTGTCTTGCGCGGATTCATAAGCGCCACCATACATCTCAGCCGCTTTATTTAGCATCTGCTGGTTGGCTGCGGAGATTGCTTGAGACTGCACTAGATCGCCTCTAGTAGAGCCTCCGGGCTGATACTCAACCATAGATTGCCTTATACCGGGAAGGATACTACCTTCAAGTTGAGACTTTGTTTGTCTGCCTAAAGCTGCCATCATAGGATTAAACTTCGAAAGATCGATCTCACCACTTAAACCTCTAGTCAAAGCCCCTTCAGCCATAGCCTGTTGTCCTGCTGCTCTTGGGCCGGTAACGTAACCAGCAACACCTTTCTGTGCAGCAGCTTGGGCTGGAGTAAACCCAGCTAAAGTGTCGCTTGGATAGTAATCTGGCGCACCTCTACCGTAGATATCAGCAGCTTGCTTAAAGCCAGCTTTTAGATAACCTTTCTGGGCATCCCAAGGTTCGCTCGTTTGTGTAGTTACTTTTGATCCACCTGACATAATTTATTCCTCTGTTTATCCAACCACTACGTAGCTTTTACCGGGTCATAAGTGCCATGTTTTGCCCAATCGCCCATGCCGCTCCAAGTATAAATACTCGGCCCAACAATAGCTGCGGGAGTTCCACCTTTGGTCATATAACTCCATGGTCCTGTACCTCCTTCGTAGCCACTAGCCCCCGTTAGTGCATCATAACTGGTGTATTTCGGGAAGAGCGATGACTTATACCCAAACATTGTATCTGGGTACGCATACGTCCCTAAAGGACTTCCTATAGGTAAGCTGCTGCTGCTACTAGCAGTGGTAGCCACCTTAGGCTTCATAAAGCTACCCGGAGTAGAACCATACTTGGGAGAACCAGCACCACTAAAGCTACCAAGCAATCCCGGAGAGAATGCTGGCATACCAGCAGCTTCCATTTTAGCCCCGTAGTTCAATTTCTCAGGCTGATAAAGTAAACCAGACCTAACTGCCGCATTTTCACTCAGACCGCCAAACATAGAGTTGGGGTCCATATAAGCTGTGTAGTCTGCTACTGCTGGCATTGACCCTATGGGGTCAGCCCCTCCTGAGTAAAGCCCCCCTACGGTCGTTTTAGTGCCTCCTGCGCCAATACCAGAGCCTGTAGCCCCAGCTACTGCTGGGTAAGTCCCCCGAATACGCATACCATCTTTATCCATACCACCAAGAACACCGGTAAGCCAATCGCCTGTTACGGCATCTCCCAGACCAAGAAGCCCACCAAAGTCACCACCACCCTTTACATAGTCAACACCAGCATCCTTTACAACCTTACCGCCCAGAATATGTACGCCATGCTCTGATGGAGTGGTAGAACCCATAGGCCCAATTCCCGCTCCAGTAACATCAGTACCACCTCTATGTGTTCCAGCTAGTCTTATGGCTTTTTCTTTAGTAGTTCCTCTGTAACTTTGAGAGCCTTTGGCGGTTAAACTTCCATTTACTCTTACCGCCCTGCCTGCATCGGTCACTGTACGATTAGCGTAGTTAGAATTAGTATAAGCCCTAACACCACCAGCGATAGCAGCTAGCGCGGTTCTCTCGGCACCCTCCTTTTCAAAGTTAGGAATCCATATACCTAATTCTCCAGTCGCTGGATTTCCGTTTTCATGTGCTTTATAATAGCTTATAACAGATGTCCAATAAGCTGGGTTTGTATTGGTGTAGTCGATCATTGTATCTGGATCGTAACCACCGCGAGTCCTAACGCCTTCCCTCCATACTGGTATCGTCGTGCCACCACCAGTAGTAGTGGTTGTGCCAGTACTGGTTGTAGAACCGCTTGGAGCAACACTAGTCTTTTGCTTTAGAGTTCCATCACTCTTTACATACTCATCTACATTGCCAACCGTAATAACAAACGCAGCTTTAGACTTATCGTTAGCTGCAACTCTGGCCCTCATCTTAGCGCCTAGAGATTTTGTAGTTGCTATAGCTTTCCTATGGGCGGGAGACCCAATGCCAGATTTAAGTTTGGCTTGACGCTGCTTAACAACCGCTTTGTTTCTTTGCTCTTGTAGTTGCTTTCTAGTTTTAGCCATTAATGTAACCTTCTATCTAGTTCTTTTGTGTAGACAACATAAGAATCTTTCCAATCTTTAAGTATCTTTTTCCAGCCCTTTCTCCCCCAAGCCTCTAAAGATGTGCAGCCCATGAGGATTGCAAACTCTTCTAAGTCTGGCTGGAAGTGAAACCATTTGTCCATCTCTCCGCCAGCTATAGCAATCACCCTTAGAACCTTTTTCCTAGGATAAGGTATAACCTGAGTCACCATAGAAGCAACAACATCCTCATCTTCTATAGCTATCCATAGCTGCATCTCACCATCGATAAGGGCAACGTAGAAATCAGGTGGCTCCATCTCACCTTCTGAATGAGGGACACATCTTTCAATCTGTGGTCGAACCTTCTTCCAGATTTTAGGCACTTCTAAAGGATGAACTATACCGATTCTACAGTTTGTTCCAGTTGGTTCCATCGAACCAATAAATTCCTGTACCCGCTCCCGGATTCCAGTTGACTCCATCAGCGTATCTGATGTCTCCATCTCTGGGTTTGGGAGGCGCTGTGTTCGTTTCTTCAAGTCTCATCACCGATTGGTTGAATAATATGTTTCCTAGCCTTTTTAGTTCTGTAACAACGTAGATGCCTAGGTCTTCTGCGATGTCTGGTAGTGGTCCCGGCTCGTATCTGGTCACAGACTTGACCTTCTTTACATCTGCCATCGCCATTAGTAATTCCTTGAGCCGCGCCTACCAGCATCCTCTAGTTCAAACTCTAAGCCTTCCAATCTCCAATCTGTATCAGTATTGGTTTCTATCTTCACGCCATAGTATTTACCAGAAGCCCTAAGAGAAACTTTAGATTGTGTATCAGGATTGAATGTAAATGGCCCTTTCCAAGCCACGCCTTCCTCTGTAGACATCTGTGTTCCTATATAGAAGTCTACGGTATCTGAGTTTGTTATTGTCATCTTGGGCCAGATAGCCTTGATACGTTTAACTGTGGACTGATCTGGATTGTTCTGCGCTGTAAATGTAAGACCCGTTCTTTCTATAAAGGCGGTCATGTTAGTAGTGTCTTCTTTGTTACCAACACCGTCCCTGTAGAGTTTGGTGTCTATTGGGGAAGCAAATAGAAGTACGTTCTCTACATTCTCCCAAGAAGTAGCCCATGCACCTGTTGCAGTTGACCAAGTGGGGGTAAGAGCGCCCAGAGCAGACCAAGTTGTATACGCAGCTTCATTCTTCACACTACCGTAACCAATATGGGCTAACTCAGGTAGACCTCTTATAGAAAAAGTATTGTTTACCCAATTCCATATTAGGGCTTTATCGCATTGGTCGCTAGTAGAATCAGCAGATACGAAACAGGCTAACATCTCTGTCCTGCCGTAGTCTGCAACTACAAAAGATTTCTCTAAGTGATCTCCATCCAGTATAGAAAACACATGATCCCGCATCTTATGCGGAAGCAATGATGTAATCTTCTGACCGTCGTTTAGGTAAAGGTCACCATTACCGAAAAGAAAATGGCCTCCATCGAATTCAGCAACACAGTTTTTAGAGAGAATCCCAACTGAAGGTGAAAGCTGCCTAAATGAAAAGATAAAAGGGGTTCCAACATAAGTCATTGAATAGACAGCATCTTCCTTGTAGATCATAAAAGTATCACGCAAGGGTAAGCCGTCTAAAATATCTCCTTTAGTGTCAGCTAATTCATATTCACCAGCGTCTACAGTCGCATCGTTCTCGTTCCATGACGCAGGAACTGTTTGTATAGCAGCCTCAGTAGACCACTTCACCACTCTAGACTCACGCAATGTGCCAGAAGATTTATCTTCCATATTTAGAGCAACTAAGAAAGAGCGGAATGCCCTCATAGATTTACAGCGATCTGTAGATGTCCAGTTAGTCAAGTCAGCAAGTAAAGTAGCCGTACCGGGCAGCCCTGTTGTTGGGGAGATAGCCCAGAACTGAGGAGCATCTTTAAAGTTGTTGAGTATCAGAACGCCACCAATAACAGAACTAGACCAGCCCTCCGTTGCTGTTGCTGTGTACGCTCCTGACGATCTGGTGATGTCATACCAAGCTGCTCCGCCTACATCGTAGACATGAACAGCCGTTAGACCACAGGCTATCCAATACTTATTACCCGCTGCGTCCTTTATATAAACTACATGGTAAGGCGCGACAGGACAGGTAGCCATAACAGAACTATATCCCTTGCACTTATGTACAGAGCCATGCTCCATTCGTACATTATTACCATCGCTCCATGCGTTGATAGGTAATTGCCACGGTTGGATATCTTGTACAATGCCAGTTTGCCCAGCATTCTCAAGGGGTATCAGAGCCATTAAGGTTTCTCAGGCCACACTACGTCTTTAGAATCCCCCACGCTTGCTGGAACATCACGCAATGCTTGACGATAGGTAGTCATATCAGCAGACATAGGTACGTCAGTTAGAGCATAGAAATCTGTTGCAGCAAGGAGTTCGTTTCTCTCTTTACGAACACGATCCCAGCTTCCTATAACTACGGCTTCATGCATTTCATCAGCCGTGGGAAAGGTTGCTACTTCATCGTCCCACTCACAGACCAATTTAAGACTAGGCGTTCCATAGGTGCCAGTCTGAACAATCTCCACCACAGCATCTGAATTGATAAGATTCAAGGCAAGGCCAAAGTCATCAACATCAACAGATTCTGGTTTCTCATACTGCATTAGTATGTTCTCGTAAATTTAACAGTGAAGTGAGTTTGATCTTTAGACCCACCAGCAATATTTATTGAATCATTGCTGTCGCTATTAGACGCCCAAAACTCAAGTTCCTGCGCTGTTGTAACTGGATAAATCCCTCCACACATGCCTGTATTATCGTTATTATCCGTCTGAGCACCACCCTGATTCCACTGTGCAAGATAGACACCATCTAGTTTCAATGCAGGGTTTGTCGCAGCATAGGTTCCATTTTTTGCTGTCATATACGATACATCAATAAACCCATTCATATCCGTTGGTGTAACGATTTCATTATCACCACTAACCCACATATTTCCAATATCTTCATTCTCAGTCCAACCAGTTATTTGGGCGCTAGCACTCGATGCTACTGCTTGGTCAGCAGTTAAGTAAAAACGTGAGTAATAAGTTTCTTTGTGGTCAACAACCAACCACGCGCTGTTACTTACAATCAATCGTACAAAGTCTCCTGTTTGATAACCTGTCCAAACTTCTGTAGAACCATCAGACTCTACCACTGTTAGTTTATAAGTAGACGTTGCATCTGCGTCAGCAACTACCGTGATAATACAAGTGTCTACTCCTGTTTCCGCTACAGGGCATAACGTAATAGTTCGAGTTGCTGCTCCAGCGTTAGCCGCTATAACCAATTCGGATTTACCCGCTACTCCATAATCAGCAGTCGTGGCTACAGTCACATCGCCTGTTGCTCGTTGGATATTAGATGAACCAGCGGTAACAGACTTACCGCCTACAGTGAGCGTTTTGCCCGTGGCTACAGTAATCCCAGAACCGGCGCTGGTAAGTGTGTCAAGTGAAAGTGTTGCTGCCATAATGTTGTCCTCAGATCATTGTTAGTTCACCGCTGATTGTCCAAGTAAACGTATCAGCGATAGTAATTGGACCAGCAACGAATGCGGCCTTGGTTGATTCTACTGTAGTTGTTAAGTCAGATGAAATGGTATTGTAATTGTAAAAGTAGTCACCCTCAGTAGTGATGGCTCCCACTGTTACAGCACTCCATACATAGTCACCTCTCAAGAACGTCGTTGAATCCGCCGTTCCCGTGGCCTGTACAGCGCCAGCAGTACCTACAGGAGTTCGTAGACCTAACTGAACCACTTCAATGTTATTGGTCCCTACAGGCGTAGTGCCTGTAAATGTCAGGTTTGTTCCGCTCGTATTGTACGCGCTTGTGTCTTGCCGTACACCCTCTATGAATACAAGGACTGATGCCTTGTTAGGTGGAGCGTAATCTAATGCTACAGTCTGAGTAGTTCCGTCACCATTGAAGAACTTACTCGGATACTGAGCGAACTGTAGTGGTTTTCCTAAATATGCCATATTAACTCCATCCTAAAAATCTCATAACCCAAAAGCATCTTTTACTTCGTCGGCTGCGAAACCAAGTTCTGCTAGTCTTGATCTAGCAGAATCTAGCCTTTCTTGCTTTGCTATTTGTTCCGCATCCCATGCATCTTTCTGACGAGTAAGTTCTGCCTCTAACCACTCTTGGGTAGGTTTCTCATCCGCGCTGTGGATAACTAAATTATCATAAATTTTGTTTTTTGAATTATTCCAGCCAAACCATTGACCAGAATGTAAATGTGCTAATACGTCTTCGATGTGTTGTGGTTTCATATCAAGTATCCGCTAGTCTATTGAAGGTGAAAAAGGTTTCATTAGCACTCGTATCACCTCTCGTAGTATCGCCACCAACCGCTTGGTCAATGCCAAATTTAACTTTACACTGAGTGACATCCGTAACATCCATAATATAAGAACAGGCTGCGGTGCTGTCTTGGTAATACATTCCTCCCCATCCATTTGAAGCCGTCGCATAGGTAGCATCATTAATCGTGGTGGATATGTATGCTTTACCTCTAGATGTGGTATCGGTACTAGCGCCAAACGCGGCATAAAATTCTATATACCAATAACCAGTGGCAGGAAAAGTAAATATACCGCTTGTTTGCGTCATCGACGAGCCAAGAACACCGAAACCCACTGGAGAGGAAACCTCTACAATATTTGTAGCGATCGGACTAGCAGAACCTGTGAAGTCTGAAGTCAATCTCCACTGACTAGCGTGGGTACTACCAGCAGCGAAACCAGTTGCTGTGCCATTGTTTGTGAATGTTCCGCCAACGGGAATCGTTACCGTATCCCCACTCTCACCTAAAGTTAGTGTTGAACCTACAGGTTCAATCTTGTCTACGCTTAAAGTACTCATAATACGTACCACCTCGCCCCAGAGGGGACTGTTACTGTTATTCCGCTATTCACTGTTAAGTTTCCTAATGTTAAGGCATTTTTACCTGCTGTGATTGAATAGTTCGTTGATACCGTCTGAGAGTTTTCCCAGAACACATCGTCTGCCGCACCAGCACCCGCCCAAGTACCATCCTGCTTCAAAAAGGTGCCAGCAGCAGCAGAAGCACCATTAACTATATTATCGATAGCTACTTCGCCAGTACCTATGATACCTGTTTTAACTTTTGTTATTGCCAAAGTATGATCCTCTATATTGTTCTGCTATGTAAGCCTTTGCGTCTGATAGACACGTAGGCAACATATCATTCGGTGCTACTGTCATCCATACCACCAGAAACGGTATGAAAAACCAATGCGCTATTCGCGCGATCCCAACGATAAAACTCACTTAGGATATTTAGTTTTAACTGCCTGACGCTTTCCTTCTAGTTTCGTCACCGCAGCCATCCTTTCTTCTACAACCCCTTCCCAAAGAGCGACTATCAGTTCACTTACTGATGGGTATTCCGCTTGACGCTTCCAAGTATGATCCGCATCGCGTGCAGCCCTCTTAATAGCCTCTTGCGCCTCTACTTTATCACGAGCCGCCTCTTCTTCGTCTGTATATGGAACTTTTACACCATCTCTATTTTTAGTTCGCGCCATTACTTCATACCCCACATCGCTATTGATCCAGATGTAATATTTCCTGTTCCCATATAAAACTTTATGTTGTTGATTGCAGCAGTGCTATCAAAAAAACCACCCGGAAGAGGATTATAAACCGCCACTGGAGAGTGGTAGGTTGGGTATGAAAGGTAGCATTGCCATGTTTTTACATTTGTTGTTCCTGCATGGTTTTGCACTCTGAACTCACCCCCCATCCCGTGATCGCTGTCATAAGAATTATTAAAAGCAAGAGTTGCATCAGCTAACCCATAAGAACTACCGGGTACATAAACACTCTGATGAGAGTCAATGTTAGTGGTCCATGGGTAGAAAAACGTTCCATACCAAGAACTGTCATAAGACACACCATTATCGTCGCTAAATGCAACTCTTAACTCTGCATAATCATCTGCTGAAACCATATCGTAAAACATAAAGATTAATTGTTTGTAATCGCTTGTTACATGAGTGCTTGTAAATTCAAGTTCAGTATCGTCCGATGCTGTTAATGTAATAACCTTTACAAAATCTACTGCCGTTGTAGCAGGAGCAGTCCAAGTGGCATCCGTACCATCGCTTGTCAATACTTGAGTAGATGCACCAACAGCCAAAGCAGATGGGTCACCAGAGGCATCCCCTACAATTATCTTGCCTCTTGCAAGCCCTGCCATCTTAGCTAACGTAACCGCATCATCAGCAATCTGACCACCCGTGACAGCAACTGTCGGAGACAGGTCAGCGTTATCTACTTGTCCGTCTGTTATAGACGATGATCTGATTTTAGTCGTAGCCATTTAAGATACCACCTTTGGATATTTCGCTTTTATTGCTGCCCGTTTTTCTTGAAGAGCAAAAAGACCATCATCAAGAATTGCATGGACGCACTCTTCTATTGATGGGTATTCTGCCGCTCGTTTGCGAGCATATTCTTGTGCGTCGTACGCGGTTTGTATTTGAGTCCACGCAGTTTCCAACTCTTCTTTTGTGGGCCGCGGGTCAGGCCCGTCCCATCTAATGAATTCGTGGGGAGGGTTACTTTTGTTTAAACCGTAAGAGTTTCTATTAAGACCCAAATGGTCAAT